TCACGATTCGAGCAGGGGCGAAAACTCGTCGACGATGTTCTTCGAGACCTGCTTGAGTGACTCGGTGTCGGGGCCCGGGGCTGACACGATCATGGCCTGGCGGTAGTACCGCAGCTCACGGATCGACTCGAGGATGTCGGCCGCCGCGCGGTGGCCGCCGTGCTTTTCGGGTGACTGGAAGTAGATGCGCGGGTACCAGCGGCGGGCGAGCTCCTTGAGCGTCGACACGTCGATGTTGCGGTAGTGCAGGTAGTTGTCGAGCTCGGGCATCTGCTTCGCGAGGAACATCCGGTCGGTGCCGATGGTGTTGCCCGCGAGGGGAGCCGTGCGCTCGCCCGGCACGAATTGCTTCACGTAGGCGAGCACCTGCCGCTGCGCCTCCTCGACGGTGACTCCGTTCGGGATCTCGTCGGCGAGGCCCGACGTCTTGTGCATGTTCGTGACGAACTCGCCCATGTTGTCCATCGCCGCTTGCGAGGGCTTGATCACGACGTCGAGGCCCTTGGCGTCGAGCACATTGAGCTCGGAGTCGGTGACGAACACCGCGATTTCGCAGAGCTCGTCGACACCGATGTCGAGCCCCGTCATTTCGCAGTCGATCCACACCATGTGGCCATTCTTGTCACTCGAGGCACTCATGCTGTTCATCGTAGTTCCGTGCGTGCCATCTCCGAGCCGGATGTGCATAACTCGCTAGACTGAACTGGTTGCCTCCGTAGCTCAGCGGATAGAGCAGGAGCCTTCTAATCTGAAAGCGGACGGTTCGCCGGGAATATTCCGGTTTCGAGCCACTGGAGCGGCACGCCGGTGCGTGCTGCCCATTCGCGCATGACGAGCTTTCCGGGCCGGGTGCGGCCGCTCGTGTAGTTGCCGACGGTGCGCAGCGAGCAGTCGACAGCTTCGGCGATTTCCGCAGTGGTGATGCCGCTGACATGGAGTGATTTGGCGAGGCGGTCGGCCAGCCCGAATTCAAGCGCGGCCTGGAGGTCGTCGTATGGCGTTGCTGTCGTTGTCATACCTACAGAATATGCGCAACGTGGCGCATTTGTAAAGTTTTTTATTTCCGTCTGATCTGCGAAAACGCGTAAAAGTACTTACACGGTTGTAGTTACCGGCTTGCGCCATGTTGCTTAATCGGCAAGACTTGCAGACATGGCAACGAAAACACCCCCGATCGGCAGCACCGAGGCAGCTGCCGAACTCGGAGTCTCCCGCTCCACCGTCAACAGGTGGGCAGACCTCGGCAAACTCGTCCCCGTCTTCAAGGGCGAGGGCACACGCGGCGCACGGTTCTTCAACCGCAGCGACATCGACCGCCTCAAGCGCGAACTCGAATCCAAGCGCGCCGCGTAGTCGCGGCCACATTCTTCCTCGCCCCGTCCGGCGGTGAGGTAACCCGGCGCCTCTAGCGCGCCCCGATCTATATAGCTCGCACCAGACGAAGACGCGACGCCCTCTCAGAGCATGGCGCCGTGGACGTAAGCACACCCACTGGGTGGCAGGTAGCGGAGAGCCCCGATGACGGCGCGAGCACACATATCCCCACCCCGGTAGGTCCCGGTGACTCGTGGGTAGAAACAACGTCCTTAACGAAGTGGCCCCGGCGCAGTGCAATGCGCCGGGGCCTTGAGAGATAGGAAGTCTCATGACGAATAGTAATGACCTCATTTGGGAAGAGCCAGGCGTCACCCCACCGTCAGCCCGGCGGGAGTGGCGAATCACACTCGACCAGTTGCGGGAACGCCCCGGTGTATGGGCGCTCGTCGCAACCGACGTCGCGACTTCCGCGGCGAACCAGATCAAGCGGGGGCGTCTCGGCGGCGCAGCACCGGGCGAGTTCGAGGCAACTCTTCGCGGAATTCGAAACGGCCGAGCAGACAAGCTTTACGCCCGCTACGTAGGAGGCGAGCAGTGAACGCCGTCATACCCTTCAACTTCCAAACCCACGAGGTTCGCGTCGTCACGATTGACGGTGAACCTCACTTCGTAGCGAAGGACGTCGCAATCGCCCTCGGCTACGCGAACCACTCAGAAGCGATCAGCCGCCACTGCCGTGGGGTCGCGAAACGCTACCCCATCCAAGACTCACTCGGACGGGGCCAGGATGCTCGCGTGATTGGTGAGGCCGACGTAATGCGCCTCATCGTGTCGAGCAAGCTCCCCGCCGCAGTCGAGTTCGAGCGCCGCGTGTTCGAAGACATCCTGCCGACGATCCGTAAGACCGGCAGCTACGGGCAGCAGCTCGCACTCACGGATGAAGAGATCGTCGCGCAGGCGCTCGCTATCACCTCGGCGAAGGTGAAGCAGCTCGAAGCGAAGGTCGAGGAGGATGCGCCGAAGGTCGAGTACGTCGACCAGTACGTCGCCCCGGACGACGACGTCGTGCAGTTCCGTATCGCCGCGCAGCAGCTCGGCATCGGCGAAGTCGCACTCCGCAAGCTCCTCTCGGATGCGAAGTGGGCGTACCGCGCGAACCTCGGCCGCCGCTGGTCGGAGAAGGAACAGCGGATGATCGACGTGTTCGAGTGGCGGGCGTACGCGCGTCACGCCGACAAGTTCCAGCTGCGGCCGCAGCACAATGCGCCCCGGCACCACAACGGGCAGGTTCGGCAGACGCTCTACATCAAGTCGGTCGCGTTGCCGAAGATCGCCGACCTCATTGAGTACGGCGACGACGATGAGCAGCTGATTGACGAGGTGGCGTAATGGCTGCTGCAAGGTTTTTCGCACGGCGAAGCAAGTTCGAGACGACACCGGTACTGGTGATTGTCGACCTGGGGGAGTCCGGGCGGCTCCGCTTCGACCTCACCACCACAACCGCGTTGAAGAAGATCACGCAACTCGAAGCGGCCCTCGATGACGGGTCGATGTGCTCCATCCAGTTCGAGAAACCAGACATGACGTTGAGGTTCTCGATGGTGCGCAGCAAGGCCCGGAAGTTGGCGGAGGACATTGCTGACCTCCTCGATGAGGTGGAGGCCACCAATGCGAGTGCTTGACGTGATCAGTCTCGACGGCGAATGGCCGAACCTCGGCCCTATCAGCGGCGACGGTCTTGCCCGCCTCTACCACCACGAATCCGACCTGTACAGGTCGATGACCACTGATTTTTGGGCGGCTATCGCCCGGAACGGAAACACTCATGAATGACAACGTGACGGCGCAGCTCGCGCAGTTTCAGCCGCGTGAGGATCGCGTGACCCTGTGGCGCATCCTGCAACTCGTGTTCGCCCCGCGGAGAGGACGGCACGCACGATGAAAACGCTCGACTTGCTCTGGGCACTCGGTGTCCCGATCGGTGTTTTCAGCATCGGCCTGATCGTCCTCTCCCAGAACCCGACTCACCCGGTCGGGTGGCTCGCCCTGATCGGCGCCGTCTGCATGCTCAGGGGAGACCGATGATCTGTCCACCAGACCACAAGCACGCGCAGACGCGCACCCGCCGGCAAGCGGTGGAGCGGGGCTATGCGCCGCCCGCGGCGTGGGACGACATCGATGACCCGGCGGAGGAATCGAAGGGAGTCGCAGCATGACATACGCAGACCTGATTGCACGGCGCGCGCGCCGTCAACAGCATCTCGGTCGCATCGTCGACCCGGAGTCACTACGCCCGTCCCTCGCAGAGTTCCAGCGGCACATCGTTACGTGGGCGTGCGAGGTAGGTAACCCTGCGATCTGGGCTGACACCGGCCTCGGCAAGACCCGCATGCAGATCGAATGGTGCCGTCTCATGGGCGACACGACGTTGATCGTGACACCGCTCGCGGTAGCAGAACAGACAGTGGAGGAGGCCGAAAAGATCGGCGTTACCGCGCGCTACATCCGATCGCATGCCGAGGTTACTGGACCCGGAGTGTACGTCACGAACATCGAGATGGTCGACGCAGTCGGCGCCAACTTCGACGCGGTCGCACTCGATGAGGCTTCGATCTTGAAACAGTCAGACGGCAAGACTCGAACGAAACTCATCGAGACGTTCGCAGGCGTGCCATACCGCTCGACATGGACGGCAACGCCGGCACCGAACGACCCCGAGGAGCTCACCAACCAGGCCGAGTTCCTCGGCCACTCCACACGAACGAATATGCTCGCCGCGTACTTCGTGCACGACCAGGACGGGTGGCGACTCAAGGGCCACGCATGGAACGCGATGATCACGTGGATGCAGTCGTGGGCGATCGCGGTTCGCCGCCCGTCTGATCTCGGGTTCGATGACACCGGCTACATCCTGCCGGGCCTGAATGTTGTGCCGGAGATTGTGCCGGTCGATGTTGAGCCCGCGGGGGATGAACTGTTCACTGTCACAGTCGGCGGTGTCGGCGCACGCGCCCGCATCCGCAAGGAAACCCTGGATGCGCGCGTGAATCGTGTCGTGGAACTCGTGGAGGCCGAACCAGACGAGCCATGGCTGCTCTGGTGTGGCCTGAACGACGAAGCCAACGAACTCGCAGCCCGCATCCCCGGAGCAGTGAACGTCCACGGCTCCATGACACCGGAAGAGAAAGCCTCGGCGCTCCTCGGATTCGCGCATGGAGACATTCAAGTCCTCATCACGAAACCGAAGATCGCCGGCATGGGCCTCAACTTCCAACGGTGCGCACGCATGGCATTCGTCGGCATCAACGACAGCTACGAGCAGTACTACCAGGCGATCCGCCGCTGCTACAGGTACGGACAGCAACGCGTCGTGAATGCGCACGTCGTCGTATCGGAATTGGAATCACAGATCGCGGACAACGTCGCGCGAAAAGAACACCAGGCCAATCGCATCGTCGAGGGCATGGTTACCGCTTCAAGGAGGGCGGCATGAACGACTACATCACTGGTGAAGAAACTGGCGAGAACTGGAGGTTCCTGCTCGGAGACTCCGGGGAACGCATTGACGATATCGAGACGGACAGCGTGCACCTGAGCGTGTATTCGCCGCCGTTCCAGTCGCTCTACACGTATTCGCCTTCGCCGCGAGACATGGGCAACAGTATCGACAGGGATGACTTTTTCGACCAGTACGGCTACATCATCCGCGGCAATCTCAGAATCACCGTGCCGGGCGGTCTCGCATGCGTGCACGTACAGCAGACGACGACGACGAAGGCGACTCACGGGGTTATCGGCATGACCGACTTCCGCGGTGATGTGATCCGCGCCTACCAGGCCGCGGGCTGGATCTACTACGGCGAAGTGACGGTGGACAAAGACCCGCAGGCGCAGGCGATCCGCACGAAGGCGCAAGCGCTCATGTTTGTGACGAAAAACAAGGACTCGTCGAAGTCACGGCCCGCGCTTGCGGACTACTTGCTGATTTTCAAGAAGCCGGGGGAGCGATCGGAGCCGATCAAGAACGACGTCACGAATGAGGAATGGATCGAGTGGGCGCGCCCGGTCTGGTACGGCATCCAGGAGTCCAACACTCTCAACGCTCGGATTGCTCGCGAGAACGACGATGAACGGCATTTGACTCCGCTGCAACTCGACTTCATTGAGCGGTGCGTCCGCCTCTATTCCAACCCTGGCGACACCGTGTTCACCGCGTTCGGTGGTGTCGGGTCGGAGTTGTATACGGCGGTGAAGTGCGGTCGTAAGGCGCTCGGCATCGAGTTGAAGGCGTCGTACTGGCAGACCGGAGTCCGGTACCTCCGCGAGTTGGAGGAGTCACAACGGCAGCCGACGCTCATGGACGGGCTATTCGCGTGACCGTGGTGCTCGTGCTGCCGTGGTCGGATCCGCCGATCCGAGAGAACGACCGCGACCACTGGCGGCAGAAAGCGGAGCGGACGAAAGCGGTGCGTGCCGCGACCGGTGTGCTCGCACGCAACCAACGCGTGCAACGCATGGCACGCGCCGAAATCCGGCTCGTGTGGACCGTCACCGACCGTCGCCGGCGTGACTCGGCGGCACCGAACCCGACGCTGAAGGCCGCGGTGGATGGGCTCGTGGACGCGGATGTGCTCGCTGATGACCATCACCTGATCGTGCCGCGCATGTGGTGCGAGATCGAGCACGGCCCGACGAAGGGCGTGCGCATCGAAATAACGGAACTTGGAGACGAAGAATGAACGTCCTAGAAGAACTCGCGACCCGTGAGGTCGCGGACGAGAGCGAAGACCGTGAAGGGTGGCTCGAGGCGCGCCGCGCAGGAATCACGGCAACTCAGGTCGCAAAGCTCGCCGCGTCACCGGCGTACGCGCTGGAACTACGTCGAGAGAAGTCGACCGGCGTGCAATCCTTCACCGGAAACGCTGCAACCGAGTGGGGGAAGCGGCGGGAACCGATCATCGCCGAATGGTATTCGGGTTCAGGGTTGGAGCCCACCTCGAAGCTGTACCGCTCGAAGGACGATGCTCGGTTTCTCGCGTCGCCCGACATGATCGGTGAGGACTTCAGCGAGAACCTATTCCTGGGAGAAATCAAAACCTCGAAACACAACCTCGCACCCGAAGGCGAGAAGTTCCGGGCGACGACCTACATGGACCAGATGCAGTGGCAAATGTTCGTCACGGGCGCGACGTGGTGTTCGTTCATCTGGGAACAGCACGACGACGTTTGGGCCGAGCAGTCGGATGGCTCGTTCGAGCCGACGCCGCGCGTCACCAGGACGGCGACCATCGAGCGCGACGATGACCGGATCGAGCACCTCGTCGGTGTGGCAGAGCGGTTCCTGACCGCCGATGTGGTGGTCGCGGGCACGGAAGCGTGGATCGCTGAGCATGTCTCGGCAGAGGCCGCCGAAAAGGAAGCGAAGGAACGAGTCGCCAAGGCGAAGGCAGCCCTGCGTGAGTTGTTCCCCGAAGGAGGCGCTGTCGAGACTCCGGCGGGCCGCGTGTCTGTATCGGTGCCGAAGTCGTCGCTGCGGTTCGACCAGGCCAAGTTCAAGTCCGAGCACGGCGATCTGTACAAGAAATTTCAGGTGGAAGGCGAGCCGGGTAAGGCGCGCGTCACTGTGACGGGAGTGAAGTAATGGGCAAGTGGGATAAGGGGCCACTCGACTACATCGATGTCGCGGCCCGCATCGTGGAGTTCCGATCGAAGCACCCCGAGGGGTCACTGTCGAGCATCGCACCGAATGGCGAGGTGCAGCGGCCGGTCGTGATGGAGATCGCGGGGGCAACGTTCCTCGCGTATTGCGCGTTCGCGTACCGATCGCCGGAGGATCGAAACCCTGGCGTCGGCTGGGCGTACGAGCCAGTTCCAGGCAAGACGAACTTCACCCGCGACTCCGAGCTGCAGAACGCGGAGACGGCGGCGTGGGGGCGCGCGATGGTCGCTGCGCTCGCCGTGGACACGAAGAAGGGCGTCGCATCTGCGGAGGAAGTTCGGAACCGGCAGACGGTCGGGAATGAGGCCGACGGTCAGCAGCCACGCGCGACACCTGAGCAGTGGCTCGCGGTCACCGAGGGCATCGCGAAGGCGAAGGATCTGGACTCACTGAAAAAGGTGTGGGAGGCCGCGCAGGCAGGCGAGTACTCGCATAAGTGGGGACCCGATGGCAGGTCAGTGTCGCAGGCCGTGAATGAAGCCAAGAAGGCGTTCAAGGTGGCCGACCAATGACCACGCAAGGGCAGGTGCTCACAGCCTGGGATAAGGCCGCTGATGACTTTAAGGAAGCGTGCATGCAGGAGGCCCGCGCTGATGTGGCGTGGACGAAGTTCGCGGCGAAGCGTCGGATCGAGCTGCGTGAGGAGGCGGATCGCGTGGGCCGGAAGGTCACGATCCCTGACTTGGAGGCGGAGATCGTGAATGACGACGTTGACGGGCTGCTGCTGGAGAAGGTGTTGTCAGCGGCGGTCGTGACGGGCTTGCGGAAGCGTCTTGACGTGTTTGAGGCGCAGGCGGGCGCGGCGCGGTCGGAGTTCGCTGCGGATCGTGCTCGCGAGAAGGCGTGGATGGCGTCGCCGTCAGTGCCGGGGGTGCGGTAATGGCAATCCCGAAGAAGGTGCGTGACCTCGTTCTTGAGCGTGATGACTGGTCGTGTGTGCTCGGACTGCCTGGATGCCAGAAGCGGGCACAGTATTGCGATCATCGCGCGAATCGAGGCATGGGCGGGTCGAAGGCGCTCGATGTGCCGTCGAATCTCGTCGCGACGTGTGGGCCGTGCAACGGACGCAAGGAGGACGCGCATGGAGGGTACCGGGTCGAGTTGGTGCATCGCGGTTTGCGGTTACGGAACGGGGCGTGGCCGGCGGACACGATCGAGCTCGCGGAGCGCACCCCGGTCGGCTACCCGGATGGTTCGTGGTGGCTGCTCGATCGGGCAGGTGGCCGCTCCCTCGTGGAGTCGGCACCGAACGTCGACGAACACGAATAGGAGGTGTGGCGTGCGTATCCGAAGCATTAAGCCGGAGTTCTGGCGGTCGTCGGATGTGTCGTCGCTGGATATCGAAGATCGGCTATTGTTCATCGGCCTTTGGTCGTACGTCGATGACAACGGCATCGGGCTCGACAAGCTCGCAGCGATCGCGGCTGATCTGTTCGCTGACGACATCGCGGCGGATGCTAGCGAGACATTCGCGAGAGTGTCGCGAGGGCTCGCGAGGCTTTCCGAAGCCGGTCGCATCATTCGCTACAGGGTCGAGAGCGTCGACTATCTGGAGATCGTCAACTGGACGAAGCATCAGCGCATCGACAAGCCCGGAAAGCCTCGATACCCGCGTCATGACGCGGCAGACGCCAGCATTCGCGAGAGTGTCGCGAATGCTCGCGAGAGTGTCGCGCCTGGAACAGGGGAACAGAGGAACAGGGGAACAGAGGAACAGGGGAACAGAGGAACAGATTCAACGTCGGAGATCGCTGACGCGATCCGACCCGACGTGAAATATCTCCTCGATCTGCTCGACGATGAGATCGTCGCCAACGGCGGCAAGCCCTCGGGCTCGACGAAACGCAACCAGGACGCCATGCGTCTACTCCTCTATCGCGATGGCAAGACCATTGAGCAAGTAGAGGCCTGCATCCGCTGGTGCCAGGCAGACGAGTTCTGGCGATCCAACATCCTCTCCGCGTCGAAGCTGCGCGAGAAATACCAGCAGTTGCAGTTGCAGGCGCAACGCAAGAGCACGCATCGGCTGACGCCGACCGAGCGGGCTGCCCAAACCATGGCTATTGGCAGATCGCCGTTGGCGACCGATCTTGATTTGAAGGAGATCGCATGAACCTGCAAGAGACAGCGCAGGTGCTCGCGAAGATTCAGCTCGGCGATAACCGGCAGGTCGATGAACTCACCGTCAGAGAGTGGCACGACTCGATCGGGCATCTCGCCGTGCATGAAGCGATCGAAGCCGTGCGTATGCATCGGCGTGAATCGCTCAACTACCTGATGCCAGCGCACGTGATCGCGAATGTGCATCGAGTGCGTGACCGGATCGCGGCCGAGTCCCGGAAGGACCGGCAGGTGGAATCGCGGCGGCAAGACCTCGAGCTGCGGGCACGGCAGCGATCTCGCGAGGACGTGTGGCGCGACATGCTCGCGGACCCGCACGAGTCGGAGCGCACGAAGGCGTGGATCAGGGAGCAACTCCAATGATCGAGATCCCGCGGTCGACGCCGCAGGGCCGTAACGGGTCGTGGTCTGTTCAGGTCGACGTACTCGCCCGCCACCTGAACGTGGTTCCCAGGTTGCCTATCGAGCAGGCAGCTCGCCGGTATCCCGGCATCCCCATGGAAGTTCTTGAACACATTTACGCCGAACGGAAGCGTCGGCGAAACCTATTGAAGGAGGCCAGCTAATGGCAAATGACACTCAGATCACGATTATCGGCAACCTGACCGCCGACCCCGACTTGCGTTATACCCAGGGCGGCGACGCCGTCGCGAACTTCACGATCGCGTCGACGCCGTCGAAGTTCGACAAACAGACGAACAAGTTTGAGGACGGCGAGGCACTGTTCCTGCGCTGCTCGATCTGGCGCGACTACGCCGAGCATGTCGCCTCGTCGATGTCGAAGGGCATGCGCGTGATCGCGCAGGGCAACCTCGTGCAGCGCTCGTACGAGACCAAGGAGGGCGAGAAGCGCACCTCGATCGAGCTGCAGGTCACCGAGATCGGGCCCTCGCTGCGCTACGCGATAGCGCAGGTGACGCGCCAGCAGCGGCAGGACGGCGCTCAGGGCGGCCAGCAGGGAGGTTGGCCTACTGGTGGTGCCTCGCAGGGTTCTCGCCCGTCTGGCGGCCAGCAGACGCCTTCGCAGGCGCAGGGCCGATACGACGAGGAGCCGCCGTTCTGATGGGCGAGCGTGAGCAGCGCATCAAGGCGCTCGAGCAGGCCATGGTCGCGATCGCGACCGGTGCCGACATGGACCTCACCGACCTCCACGCCGACGGCTACCTCCAGGAGACCGACGCATGAGCGCGAATGGTGGCTTGTACGCCCCGCCGACCCGACCCAGGGAACCCCGCACGAAACCGTGTTGCACGGCCTGCCAACGCGGCACCAGGGCGTTGCCTGGCGGGTGTGGACGCCCGGCCTGCAAATGCCACAGAAAGGACGAGAAGTGACTGCTGTGTACGACAAGGGAACTGACAACCAAGTGATGCCGGTCACGGACGTGTACGCGGTCACGAACAGTTGGCAGGCGCACCAGGCGTGCGATGCCGACGACCGCACCAAATGGGAACACCGCCGGGAGTTGGCGGCGCGACTCGAAGTGAGGGCGGCGTGATGGATGTGTGGGATGCCGCCGACGCGGCGAACGACCAACGGTGGATCGACGCCGTGATCTACGAACAACAACTACGGAAGGACGCCGACATGAGCGAGGCACCGATTAGCAACTACCGGCTTGAGCGGCTGCTGGACGCCGAGAACTTTGCAGAGTTCGTCGGCGAGAAGCTGCGCGGCTACGACGACGGCGAGGGCGATATGGCGCATGACGTGCTCGCCGTCATTCAGACCGAGTACCTGAAGTTCTGGGTCCTCCCGGAAGGAGACGACGAGTGAGTGACGTTTTTACGGCCAGCAACGGCACCAAGATCGAGACCTCCGAAAAATATGGTGGGCTCGAGGTGACGAGTAGCGAGGACTTCGACTACCTGCTCCAGAAGCATGTGGACGCGCTGCGCGAGTGGTTCCGGGCAGAGCGTGACGAGGAGCTGGGAAGGTGGCGCGACCCGGAGAGCCCGGACTGGGTTGTCTATCCGATGAACTGCTACGAGGACGTGCGCTATATCCGCGTGATGAATGAACGGGACGGGCGAAAGTTCATCATCAGAGAGAACGAGTTGATTACCGGCGCATCCTTTCACGAGGTCGCGGGTCGTTGGTTCGCTGCGCATCCTGTCCGTAAGCCGTGGCATGACGCGCGGCCGGGCGAGGCTTGGGTGATCACGATCGACGGCTACGAGTGGGCTGTCGTCATGGTTCGATCAGAATCCTCTGGCAACGGCCTCTTCGCATCGGGCGACGAAGCGATCAGTATAACGAGCCCGCGCATCACGGCTGGGCGTCGTGTCTGGGCACCAGATGAGGGAGACGACGATGAGTAGCAAGATCAGTGACGAACGGCTCGCAGAGTTGATCGAGTTCCACAAGGAAAATCTGCGAGGAACGATGCCCAAAGAGGTAAGTGACTACTACTCGGATGAGGTCTCAGCGCTGACCGAGCTTGCCGAGTATCGGGCACGCGAAGCCGCGAGCACATCGCAGTACGGCTATCGAGAGCCTGAGTACGGCACGGTGTGGGTGCCGTGCGAGACGGCGGAGGAGGCTGCTACGTACGGACAACCAGGCGACGCCCTCGTGCGTCGCAGGGTCGGCCCGTGGGAGTCGGTGAGCGACGATGAGTGAGTCCACGAGTCTGCGTGAAGCAATCGCGCTCGGAGTACCGAATCGACGCTCGTGCCGCGTTTACGGCAGCGTTCGCGGCAGTGTTCGGAGGTGAGCAGGATGAGTGAGCACATCATCACGATTACCCGTGACGAGCGGATGCTCGCGCGTTTGGCGGAATATCGCCCGGTCACTGAGCAGGATCGCGCCGACTGCTACGCGGTTCATGTCGAATGTACTGTCGTGGGCGGTTGTGGTGGCTGGCAGGAGTGCTGGGAGCCGCATGAGGTTGACGGGGTGAGCGCAGATGACGGCCCGTACGACTGCGAGGAGGGCGTGCCGTGGGAGGGCTGCGACGAGTTCGAGTTCCACGGTGTTTCGCATGAGTGGCGGTGGGGGTACGGGTGGACGGTCAAGTTCCACGGTTGCTCGCTCGCGCTCACTGAGGTCGAGCTACCTGACGGCATCGACACGACTCGTGACGGCAAATGGCGGGTCGAAGACGACTGGGATGACACGGACTGCTACCTGAATCTGATCGGAGAGGACAAGGCAAGTGACCGAGAAACTGAGTGAGTCAAGTCTGCGGGAAGCAGTCGCGCGAGCGCTGCACCGGCAAGCGACTGACGACGGTGAGGTGCATGAGCTGTGGGGCGGCGTCGCCGAGCACGAGGAAGAAGTGGTGGAGTGGCTTCCGTTCGCTGACGCGGTGCTTGCGGTGCTCGCTGACCCGCCCGCAGACGTGCTTGATCGGGCGACCGTGGCTCTCGCGGAGTGGGATGGTGTCGATGCGGCGGTCGCGTCGGGCACGGTAACGCAGGACGGGTACCGCAACGGCGCGCGCCGTGCTCTTGAGGCAGCGTTCGGGGGTGAGCAGGCATGAACGCATGGCCGACGACAGAGGAAGTTCGGGCGACGTTCACGGCATCGGATCGGCTCGCGTTCAACCGCTGGTTAGATGACCATGAAGCCAAGGTGCGTGCTGAGGCGCTACAGGAGGCGGCAGACCGGATAGAACCCGCGCCCGTAAAGCCGGAGAACCCCTACAGCTACGACCCGTGGGAAGACGAGTCTGTTGACCCTGACAATATGTCCGAGGTGGTCCGTGCTGCGGCCAGTCGCGGGTGGGAGAGCGGTTCATACGCAGCTACGGTTAGCGCCCACATGATTCTCACGTCGATGGTCGCTGTTACTCGGGGTGAGGCGTCGTGACTCGGGCGAGAGCAGGCGGCACCGGCGAAGAGAGGTTCGGGGATTGGCAGCGGGCGCTTGTCCACAAGGCATCGATTGGCGGCTGGTTCGGGTGCAGGGCACGGGAGCACCACACCGAGCTGTTCGACACCTGGGCCGAAGCGCTCGCGTACGCACTAGGAGAGGACGAGACAGATGACCGAGAAACTGAGTGACGAACGGCTCGCGGAACTGCGGGCGATGCAGCAGAAGCGGATCGAGGGCCGGGGTGGCGTGCCCGAGGTTCGTGATCTGTTGAAAGCGTTGGACGAGCTGACGGAGCATCGCACTTGCACGGCACAGCGAGCGCGAGCATTGCAGGCTGAGGGCAAACTTAACCGGATCCGCGACTACCTGACAACGCAGGAAGCCGAACGCGAAACCTACTGGCCGCCTGACGCGTGGGTGCTGTCCGGGATCGTTATCGCGATCCTCGACGGGAGCGACACATGACCGACTACCGGCAGATCATCCGAGAGCTACCCGAGCTCGCGGCACAGTTGGCCGGCGCGATCATCCCGTCGACCGTGCCGCCGGACGGGATGCCGAGAGGTACGGAGAAAGGTGACGCGGCCCGCACGTCCGCTATCGACGACCTCGACAAACTCATGTCCGAACTCGCGGGGAGCGTGAGGTTCTGGCAGCACGCCTTCAGTGACGGCATCGACCTCCCCATCATCCCCGAGCAGGTCGAGCACATCGCGGGCAGGCAGACCGCCGCCGTCGTGTCGGACGACCCGATGAGAGCTGCAGCAGACGCGCAGGTCATCACGTCATGGCTATTGCAGGCATGGGATGACGTAGAGGGACACCCGATGCACGAGTGGTGGCGCGAATCCCTAGACGATTGGATCGTGCCGATGGTGCGCAGGCTCGAGGTGCGCAAGATCAGGCAGCGCCCGAGACGGTGCGTGAACTGCTCCGCGCTCGACGTGTGGGCCGACCTCGAGCACACCAGCGCCCTCTGCGCAGCCTGCGGTGAAGTCATGCGCGCCGAAGTATGGCTCACCGTACCGCAAGTCGCGAAACAGCTCGGTGTCGCACCATCCACAGTCCGTGGCTGGCTCACCACTACCAACCAAATCAACGTCAGAGGGGAAGGACGGGCGAGGGAACTCGAACTCAGTTCATGCCGACACGAAATGGAATTACGTCTCGCACGAGAACTCGCAGGAATCGCAACCCCTCAACGCTCGCATAGTGTAGGATGACCATAGGTCAGCAGTGCGTAAACGCTGAGACTGAAGCCCCCGGCCATTGTGTCGGGGGTTTCGTCGTTTCCAAGGGGGGAACACATTGTCACTCTTTGATGATCTGCAGGACATTCCCGTCGTACGCACCGGGTATCGGCCCAGAGCAGATATTTGGCTTGAATCCCTGAACGATGAAGACCGTGCAGCGATGCATGACGCACTAATGAACCCGGCGTGGCCGACGCTCCGGCTCGTGAAGGTCGCACACAAGCACGGCCTCAGGCTGAGCGACAGCACCTTCGGTAAGTGGAGGCGGGCGTACGTTGAGTCTCACGGATGACCTGCAGGAGCCGGCACGGGCAGAGTTCGGTACAGAAGGCGGCAGCTTCGATGGCGTGACCTCGACGTCGCCGATCACGGACTGGGACGACTTCATTCAACGGTTCGGCCTCGACCCTCAGAGTTTCGAGGTTGTGGAGGACACTGTCCGGTGTTCGACGTGGCAGCAGTCACGGCGTACCGAGTCCGGTGATCGCGACGTCGTCAACCTGTACTCCTACCGTGGTCAGATTCGCCGCAAACGTGACGCGCTCGACATCCCCGCACTGTGGGAGCAAGCACGCAAGAAACCCCGCCAGATCCGCAAGAAACACCTGTCAGGCCGCGTCATGGTGGTTGCGTTGGCGGATGTGCAGATCGGGAAGACCGACCTACGAGGCGGAACACCCGAGTTGATCGACCGCGTCACCGAGAAACTCGAGAAGCTCGACCAACTCCTGTTCACGAAAGCGCCCTCGAGCATCGTCCTCGCCGACGTCGGAGACCTCATCGAAGGCTTCGAGTCCGGCGGTGACCCGCACCGCACGAACGACCTGAGCCATCCGGAACAGATCGAGCTCGCGGCGACCATCCTCCACAGATTCGTGACCGTATGCGCGGAGCATGCACCCACCACTGTGGTGTCGATCCCGTCGAATCACACGAAGTGGCGCAAAGGCAAACAGTCACTCGGCCGGCCCACGGACGACTACGCCATCTCGATCCACAAGACCGTGCAACGGTTCACACCGAGCGCGACATGGATCTACCCCGCGACAGAGTTCGACGAGTTCGTCACCCTCGACGTCGACGGCACCACGCTCGCAGTCACCCACGGACACCAATACCCGCCAGGCGCAGCATTCAAATGGTGGGCCGGGATGCAGCACGCCGGCACCGCACTCGCGAAAGCCACCGTCCTCCTCACCGGCCACTACCACGCGGCACGCATCGAGACCGACGGCAGGGACATGCAGGGCCGCCCAAGATGGTGGATACAAGCCCCAACCCTGGACAACGGCTCAGCCTGGTATCGCAACACGGGTGGAGGCGACAGCGACCCCGGCCTGCTCACGTTCGAACTGCAGGACGGTCTCGACCTCGCCAGCCTCAACATTCTATAGACCTGCCACCCTCGATGTGGCGGAGACCCTACGGGGTCAGACAACACCCGTGCCAACGCGCCCGGGGCAACCACATCGTTGCAATAGGTAGCCCTGGCCGGGAGGCGCGCATATCCCGGCACACACAGACTTCCTAGACCGCCCTCGACTGGCCCCGACCAAACCCACGCAGGAAGCGCCGGGCGAGCCAGCGAGGGCACACCACGCACAGGAGGCACGGCATGACTCCCCTCGATCTTCTCCTGTGGGCACTCGCGGTCCTCGCAGTCGTGGTCACGGTCACGCTCAGCACAGTCATCATCTGGGCAACCATCAGCGCAATGCGGGGCAAAGGCAAACGCAACCAGACGCTGTTCGACAGCAACTCGGACCGATAATGAACTACCGGCGTCGGGTATATTCGCACTCATGAGCATGCCCGAAGTTGTGCGCCGCAAGAGGCCCTGGTATCTCCGATGGTGGATCTGGCCGGTCTACCTCCTCGTGTTCCTGCTCCTCATGGCACTCTGGGGCAGCATGCTCCCAGACCCCCCTGATGCGGAACCCGAGCCGACTCCGACCGTCGATGATGTCGTAGAGCCGACGCCGACGGCTACAGCCACACCCACTCCGACGGCGACTCCTACCCCGACCCCGACACAAAAGCCGACGCCAACACCGACACCGAAGGCAACACCGAAGGCCGAGCCCGAGGAACGTACCGAAACCGTCGAAGGACTCACCCTCGACGACGCGCGCCCCTACTGCCTCGACATGGCCGACACGTACGCCTACCCAGACAAGATTGACGTGCACTACGTCCTCGGCGTGAAGATCGAGGAGATCAACGAGCACGACGTGCGCTTCCTCTGGAAGGCTGACATCAAGTCGGCCGCCGGCGGTGAACTTCCCGGCGAACTCCTCTGCATCGTCACCGGCAGCCCAGACAACATGACCCTCGACACCATCGAGTTCCGCTAACCCCACCCCTCGCAAGACACCCCGGCATACAGCAACACGCCGGGGTGTCTCCCGTTTGACCCCCCCCACACAGCACCAGGGGGGGGCAGCGCAACACCGGGGGGCATCTCGAGCAGCCGGGGGCTTGCACCATCCGCCACGACCCCAACAGCCCGACACGGGCAGGCACAGCCACCGAGCAGCCAGGCACCCACCAACCCCAGCCTCGGCCACACCCCACACAGCGGAGGGCCAACATGCACACAGGCCCAGCCAACGCCAACGGCGCACGCCGCCGCAAACTCAGAGCAACACTCCTCGCAACAAGCACCCACTGCGCACTCTGCGGCAGAACCCTCAACCCCGACGCAAACTACCCAGCCGACGACGCCACAGTCATCGACGAAGACCTACCACGCGCACGAGGCGGCAACCCACTCGACCGAGCAAACACCAACGCCATGCACAACCTCTGCAACCGATGGAAGTCAACAATGACGTTGACCGAAGCACACGCACTCATCGCAGCAGGCATCCCAATCGGCTCACAGATCAGCCGAACACAACGCAAGCAAGTGCTCAACACCAACGTCGGCACCTGGAACCCAAACGCCACCCAATGGTGACAGCCGGGCCGGACACGAGGGGGGGGCTACCCCTCCCCACCCCCGCCAGGCAACCCCGGAGGCATAGGGCCAATATCTCTCCGGCGCGTTCCACGGTGCCTGTGGGGGTGCTTTCTTCTTTTTCCACGTTGGTCTAGGGCTGCTGTTTCTGTGGCCCGTATGAAGCATTTAGGGGGTCGTGATGGCGGTGTCGAAGATGAAGGCTGCTGCTGCGGCTCCGGTGTCGCAGTCGGTTGCGGTGTCCGCTCGGGCTGGGCGCTTGGAGGCGTTGACGGCGTTGCGGGACAAGATCGCGGCGATGATCGATGAGGGTGTTCCGCCTCGGGATATGGCGTCGTTGTCGAAGCGGTTGATTGAGGTCATGGATGACATCAATTCGCTGGAGACTTCGGAAGAGGGTAAGGCGGTGTCTGTCGATGACGAACGGTGGACGCCGGAAGCTGTCTGAGGTTGCCCGTCATGTGAATATCCCTGAGGGGATTGTTTCGACGGGGTTCCCGGCTGTGCAGCGGCAGTGCGCTCAGATGGGTGTTCCGTTTGATCAGTGGCAGGTCGATATTGGGATGCTCGCGTTGGGGAAGCGCGCGAACGGGCTCTATGCGGCTGGTGTCGGTGGTGTCGTGTTGTCGATTCCTCGGCAGACGGGCAAGACGTACCTGGTCGGTTGGATCGTGTTCGCGTTGTGCATTCTGTTCCCGAACATGACGGTGATTTGGACTGCGCATCGGACTCGTACGTCGAATGAGACGTTTGGGAAGATGCGGGGCATGGCGGCGAAGTCGTCGGTGTCTGGCCATGTTGCTGCGGTTCGTGCCGCGAATGGTGAGCAAGAGGTCAGGTTCGCTAACGGGTCGCGCATCTTGTTTGGTGCTCGCGAGCAGGGCTTTGGCCGTGGTTTCGACATGGTTGATGTGCTCGTGTTGGATGAGGCGCAGATCCTTACTGAGGATGCGATGACGGATATGGTGCCTGCGACGAACGCGGCGCCGAATGGTCTCGTGTTGATGATGGGTACGCCGCCGCGGCCGAAGGATCCTGGCGAGATTTTCGCTGCTCGTCGTGCGGATGCGATCGCTGGCGATCCTGACACGTTGCTGGTGGAGTTGTCGGCGAATCGTGGCGCGAAGGTCATCGATTGGGATGAGATCGCGCGTGCGAACCCGTCGTATCCGGAGCGTACGTCGAAGACGGCGATTTTGCGGATGCAGAAGCTGTTGGGGTCTGACGAGAATTTTTCTCGTGAGGCGTACGGCATTTGGGATGAAGTTTCGATCGCGAAGTCGGAGATTAGTTCTGGTGCGTGGCGTCGTCTTGCGGATGATGTGATCCCGGATGGTCGGCGCGTGTATGGCGTGAAGTTTTCTGTGGATGGCTCTCTTGTGGGGTTGGCTGCGGCGGTGCGTCCGAGTGAGGGGCCGATCATGGTTTCGGGTATTCGGGTTGCGTCGACGGCGGAGGGGTTGTCGTGGATTGTCGATTTTCTTGCGGAGCGTAAGGACAAGCTGGCGCAGATTGTGATTGATGGTCAGGGTGCTCCTGGATTGGTCGATGACTTGCGGGAGGTCGGCATTCATCCTCGCGAGAAGGTGAAGCGCCCGACCTCGAGACAGATCAGGGTGCCGTCTTTGTCGGAAGTGAAGGCGGCGCATGCGATGTTTCGGCAGGCGGTGCATGACGAGGATGTGTTTCATGACGGTGGCGCGGTGTTGACGGGCCAGGTTGAGCGGGCGCGGAAGCGGCCGATTGGTAATCAGGGTGGTTGGGGTTGGGCCGGTATCGGTGAGACCGACGACGTGACTTTGTTGGATGCGGTGACGTACGCATTCTGGGGCGCGAAGACAACGACGAGGGGGCGGTCATGAACGAACTCGTGAACCTGCCGTCCATGCCGGGGCTGGCTGATTCTGAGCAGGACACGTTACGGCGTCTCGTGAATCAGCTCGCGGCGGTGCGCAGCAAGAACCTGCTGTTGTCGGCGTACTACGACGGGAAGCGTACCCTGAAGTCGCTGGGGATCGCGATCCCTCCGAACATGCGCATCGACACTGCACTGCAATGGCCTGAGCGTGCCGTGAAGGCGCTCGCGTCGAAGCATGTGTTTGAGGGGTTCACGCTGGATGGTTCGTCTGACCCGTTTGAGGCTGGCGAGCTGCTCGAGCAGAACCAGTTCGGGCTTGATCTGATGCAGGGCATCAACTCGGCGTACAAGCATGCGTGTTCGTTCCTCACGGTGTCGCATGGTGATGCGGATGCTGGAGAGCCTGAGGTTGTTGTGCAGGCCCGTTCGGCAGAGTCGACTACGGCGCTGTGGGATAAGCGCACCCGCTCAATTTCGGCGGCACTTGCCGTGATCGATATCGATAATTTCGGCAAGGCCACGGACTTCCAGTTGATGTTCCGCGGCTACCAGTGGCGGTTCCGCCGGAACGAAGTAGGTCGCTGGGAGGGGCATCGCACTGAGGGCATCCCTGGCCGCGTGCTGGTGGAGATGCTGCGGCATGACCCGCAGTTGAACCGCCCGTTTGGTGCGTCGCGCATCAATCGCGAGGTGCGGTATCTGACAGATGCTGCGATCCGGACGCTTGCGCGCGCGGAATTGTCGGGCGAATTCTTCTCGGCACCGCAACGGTATGCGCTGGGTGTGGACCGGAAGGCGTTCGACGGCGATGACTCGAAGTGGACGGCCACGATGGGTCGCATTTGGGCGTTGCAGTCGAACGAGGATGGTGAAGTGCCCACGGTTGGGCAGTTCCCGCAGGTGTCGATGGAGCCGCATCTCGCGCATTACCGGCAGTTGGCGCAGAACTTTGCGGCGGCGACTTCGCTGCCGATGAGCATGGTTGGCCAGTTCGGTGACAATCCGGCGTCAGCTGAAGCAATGCAGTCGGCTGATGCGGAGCGTGCTGAGCTCGCTGACTTGCAGTGGCGGGTGTTTACGCCGGCGCTGGTGCGGACGCTGCAGTCGATGGTGATGTTGCGTGACGGGTCGTCGGAGGTGCCCGCTGGGTCGTGGAAGACGCGGATTGCGTTCAAGCCGACTCGCTATGTGTCTCCGCAGTCGTCGGGCGACTTCATCTCGAAGGCGGTCGCGGCGGTGCCGAAGATTGGTGAGACGACTGAGGCGTTGCGTGGTCTCGGGTTTAACGAGGCGCAGATCGAGGGCATGCAGTCCGAGTGGCGCCGTGCCGGTCAGAGCGGCGTGCTTGAGCAGTTGCTCGCGGGCCGTGCCCCGGTGGCTGAGACGGTGGCGCCCGCTGGAGAGTAGGTGAGTCGTGGTCTCTCGTGCTGATGTGACTCGCTTGAATCGTGCGGTGCGTTCGGCTGCGTCGCTCGCTCAGGGCGATGTGGCTGAATTGTTGAACATGCTCGCGGGGATGCCGCCGGAGCAAGCTGCGCTCGAGCTGAAAGCGCTGTTGCCGGAGATCACTGACCGGTACGGCGATATCGCGGCTGCGGCTGCGGCTGAGTGGTATGAGGATGTGCGGGCGGGGGAGCTTGGTACGGCAGGGTATGCGCGTGTCGGGTCGCTCGCGCCGGTCGAGCAGGTGACTTCGACGGCGGCGTATGCAGCGGGTGGCCTGTTCACTGAGTCTGGCGGGGTTCGCCCGATGCTGCTCGGTGCGGTGCAACGTTATGTGGCGTATGCGGCACGTTCGACGGTGGCGCGGAATGCGAACCTCGAGAAGGGTGAGGTCAGGTGGGCGCGCGTGCCGTCTGGCGCGAAAACGTGCGCCTGGTGCTCCATGCTCGCGTCACGCGGTTGGGTGTATACGTCGAAGGAGCGTGCCGGCCAGAATCCGTCCGACTTCCATGACGAGTGCGTGATCGGTTCGACGGTGGTGTCAGGGCCGGAGGCCGACGCCGGATATCGACGGTATTTCGAGGGCGAAATTGTCACCCTCGTCACCGCCGCTGGCCACGAGTTGACCATCACCCCGAATCACCCAGTACTGACCGATAGGGGATGGGTGAAGGCGGGCCTCCTCAATGAGGGCGACAACCTTGTCAGCGCCGTCCGTTCCTACGGGGACGTGATGGGTCGACCAGACAAAGATGATCGACCAACCAGCATTGAGGATGCGGTGCGTGCGCTCGGCATGGTGAGCGCGACGCGACGGGTGAGCGTGCCAGGATCCCCCGAGCAGTTCCACGGCGACGGGTTCAACTCCGAAGTCGACGTTGTAACCCGCGACGACCTGTTCTGGGGTGAAGGTTATGCCTCGCTCGTTAAGCCACGCCCCGAGTTGGATCTCCATGGGGGATCGGTTCCATGCCCCGTCCATCGCGCGCTTGGCCCGAGTGTTGGCGACCTTGAGCTTCTCGGCGGGCGACCGCTGGCGACCTCGGCTGGCTTGGTTCGCGGCGGCAGCTTGGGCACGGCGCTCGGCCTCGGTCATATTCGAGGCGCGGAGTTGTCCAGCCTCGGAGCGAGAGCGAGTGGTGAGGCCGGCTTCTTTGAGCCATCGAGAGATGACGCCTCGGCTGACCCCGTACGTGTTGGAGAGGGCCAGGACGCTTTCGCCAGCAGCGTGGCGAGTGGCAAGGTCGGTCGGCGCTGGGATTCGGCGCTGGGATGGGTAGGAGCTGCGGCTCCGAGCTTCGACCCCCCGGAGCTTGAATCGGCGGCGGAGGGTGTCAGGGCTTACACCCAGCTCGGCGGCGCACTTCTCGAACGACTTGCCGGAGGCGTAAAGCTCGACCGCCTGGTCGACAAGCGAGTCGGGCAATTTGCGGGTCATGTGTTCAACCTGTCTACTCGTGAAGGATGGTACATTGCCAATTCTATCACGGTAAGCAACTGTGACTGTCAGATTGTGCCGAATTTTGATCGTGACGCGGCCCATATCGACGGTTACGACCCTGACCGGCTGTATGAGATGTATCAGGAGGCGCGGTCTGTTTCCGCGCCCGTGACGCAAGAGAATATCGCGGCGTCGATGCGCGAACTCTATCCCGACGTGTTCACAGACGGGCACGTCCACTAGACCACCGGCCCTGGAGGCCGGTTTTTTAATGCCCTGCCTGGTGTGGGGCCGATTCCCCGGAGGAACAAATTGTCTGAGAACACTGACCCGGAAGTTGATCCGCAGATTGCTGAGCTTCGTGCTGAGGCTGCTTCGTGGCGTAAGAAGCTGCGGGAGCAGGAGCAGGCGAACGAGCAGCTCACGGCGAAGGTCGCTGAACTGTCGGCTGCAAATGAGTCCCTCACGGGTGAGAGTGAGTCCCTGCGGGGCGAGCTCGACCAGGTGAAGGGCGAGCAGGAGCGCGCCGGCATGGTGGCAGAGGTTGCGAAGGAGTACGGGGTCGATGCGGGTGTGCTGCGTGGCAGTACCCGTGACGAGATCACGGCGCATGCGGAGCAGCTTCGTGACGTGTTCAAGAAGGCGAATAGCGCGTTCATGCCAAACATTGGCGACGAACCGGGCGTGCAAAGCAATGAGGAAGCGGAATTCGTTCGCGACCTCTTCGGCAGCTAAACCAAGGAGAAATGAAAATGGCTGTTTTTGGATCCGGGGATCTGAAGAATCTTCCCCGCAATATCGCTGACGGCATGGTCAAGAAGTCCGTTTCGGGCTCGACTGTGGCGCAGCTGTCGGCGCGTGAACCGCAGCGGTTCGGCGCGACTGACATCATCACGTTCAACGACTTCCCGCGTGCAGAGTTCGTCGAGGAGGGTGCCGACAAGGGCAACTCGGGTGGCGCGTTCGGTGTCGTCACTGCGAAGCCTCGCAAGGCGCAGGTCACGATGCGGTTCAACCAGGAAGTGGAGTGGGCTGACCAGGACTACCAGCTGGGTGTCCTGAACGAGCTCGCTGACGCTGGTTCGACTGCGCTTGCGCGTGCCCTCGACCTGGGTGTGTACCACCGCATCAACCCGCTCACCGGCAACGTCATCACTGGCTGGGACAACTACGTGTCGGCAACCACCATGTCGGTGACCGCCGGCAAGGACCCGGAGCTTGACCTTGAGACGGCGGCGGGTGCGGTGATCGGCACTGAGCAGTCGGTGAACGGTATCGCGATCGACCCGTCGTACTCGTGGACGCTCGCGACGCAGCGTTACGCGGACGGCCGCAAGAAGTTCCCCGAGCTTGGTCTTGGCGCGAACGTCGGCTCGTTCGGTGGCGTGAACGTCGCTGTCGGCAACACGGTGTCGGGCCGCCCCGAAGCTACTGACACGGGCGTCCGCGCGATCGTTGGCGACTTCCAGTCGGGCATCCGTTGGGGTGTGCAGCGTGACCTTCCGCTCGAGGTGATCCGTTTCGGTGACCCTGACGGACAGGGCGACCTGAAGCGCAAGAACCAGATCGCGCTCCGTCTGGAGATCGTGTACGGCTGGTACGTCTTCGTGAATCGCTTCGCGAAGATCATCAAGTCGTCGGAGGGCTAATCGTGGCCGATTCGGTATCGGTGGAGTTCCCTAACGGGGTGCTCATGTCGGTATCGGCCGAGCAGGCTGGGCAGCTCTCTGCGTTGTTTGCGCTTCAGGGTGCGACGACGCGGGGGGCTGTCGGCCCTCGGGTCGATCCTGGCGAAGAGGCGGAGGAAGCTGTGGCTGCCGCTGAGCCGGTCGACGGTTCCGGGCATGCCGTGGCGTCTGCAGATCCTGTCGGGGTTCCTGTGGGTGCTCCTGCGGGGAATGCGTCGCGTGGCGATTGGGCCGCGTATGCGGAGTCGCTTGGTGTTGAGCCTGGCGATATGACGCGGAACGAGATCAAGGCGGCTGTGGCCGCGCTCTAAGCATGGAGGCGTTATGGCAGTCGAGATTCCGTTTGCGAAGGTCCCCGATCTTGAGGTTCGGTGGCGACCGATCACTGACGTGGAGAGTGCTCGTGCGCTCACGCTGCTCGAGGACGCGTCGCAGCTGATCATCGACGAAGGTTTCGACGTCGAAACGATCGCGGCGCGAACGTTAACGCGGATTGTGTGTGCGGTCGTGAAACGCGCGATGAGCATTCCTGGCGGCGACAGTGTGACGTCGCTGCAGCAGGGCGCAGGCCCGTTCCAGCAGACCGCGCAGTTCGCGAACCCGACTGGTGACCTGTATTTGACGAAGTCGGAACGTCGTGCGCTCTCGGGTGGCGGCGGGCAGCAGGCGTTCGAGATCACCATCGCTGAGGGGGTCGAAGACTTGGTCTTGGATCCCGCTACATGGTGGCCGCAGCGGTTATGACTGTCGGGAGGTGCTGGTCTGATGTTTGACGACTGGAAGGTTCCCGTGATGCGGGTGCGCGACGGTGCGGCAGGGGAGGACGTGTTCGGGGAGTCGATCCCTGGCGCTCCGGTAGAAACCCCGCTGCCGCCGGCGTTGTTCGCGCCGACGCCGACCGCGCTGCTCGCACAGGCCGGTGTCGCGTCGACCTCGACGCAGCCGACCGTGTACTGGCCACGCGAGTGGCCAGACGTGCAGGCCGGCGACCGGCTCGTCGTGGAGGGGGAGGAGTGGACGGTCGATGGCCGTCCCGCTTCCTGGCCGCTGGGTCTCGTCGTCGAGCTCACAGGGGTGAAGGGGGTGAACCGTGTCGGTTAAGTTCTACCCGAACAAGTCTGGGATGGAAGCGTTCCTGAAGTCTGATGAGATGCAGCGGTACATCGAGGAAGTCGGGAACTACGTCGCGCACACCGCTGGTGAAGGCTATGGCGTGCAGATGACGGTCGGGCCTGGACCGAAGGGTCGCGTGCGCGCCACCGTCATGGCTGAGACTGAGGAAGCAAAGATCAGCCAAGCCCGGAACCATGACCTCGAGCGTGCTGTCGGCGGCGGGTTCGGTGGTGGATAGTGAAGCCGCCGAACGTGAAAGCGCATCTCCTCGCGGCCCTGAAATCGCACAGCATCGAAGCCGTCTCGAAGCGTGAGGACGCGACGTCGTCGCGGTTCGCGCGTATCACTGACACCGGCGGTCCTGGACGGTCCGACCGCATCGTGCAAATCGTGCAGGTCACTATCGGCTCGTACGGGTCGACGCTCGGTGTTGCTGCGGTCCTCGCGGCAGATATCGAAGCCATCATCCATTCCCTGCCCGATGTGTCGTCGTCGCCAGTTGCGGCGGTTCCGTGGGCTACTAGCCCTTATGAGAGCACCGACCCTGACGTGCCTCGACTGTCGCGCTACGTCGCGACCTATCAACTCACTGTTATCTGCCGCTAGGAGGCAAACATTATGGCTACCAACTCGCTCAACGCGCTGATGTTCGGGTCGGACGACGACTCGGTACACCTCGCCGAATACACTCCTGAACTCGCCCTGGGGCTCGCATCCCTCGGACTCGAAGACCCCATCCCCAGCGGTTTCATTGACTGTGGTTGGATCTCGGAGGACGGCCAGTCTCTCGACCTGTCTGACTCGGTCGAGCGCATTCGAGGTCACCAGGGCAACAAGGTCGTGAAGGAGTTCATGTCGGAGTCGGACACGAACCTGACCGTGAACCTGCTCGAGTCGAAGCTCAAGATCGTCGAGTGGAACCTCGACGCGAAGGTGACGAACAAGGGAGACTACGCCGAGTACGATGCTCCCGCGTCGCGTACGGTGCGCAACCTCTGCGCGGTCGTCGACGCCTACGAGACCACCGGCTCAGGCGACCGCTGGCGCATCATCCTGCCGCACGTCACCCTCGGTGAGCGCGCGAGCATCGCGCTCAAGACCAAGGAGCTGACGGCCTACCAGTACTCGCTGGGCGTGATCGACGGCTTCCGCCTGCTCACCTCGACGGCCGCGATGATCCCGGCCGGCACGCCCACCCCGTAGCCCCACCAACTGCCCCTGCGATGCGACGCACTCTCCCGCATCGCAGGGGCTCACCATTCCCTCGGAGAGTGCACAACTTCTAGGAGAGTGCATTATGGCCACAACTAAGGAACGTGCCGCTGCTGCTGGCGCGAAGACCCCGAACGACCACGCCGTGAAGACTGAAGCCACGAGCTCCGACGTCACCGTCGAGGTGCGCGGGTTCACCCTCACCTTCGACCCGAACGACTTCGACGACGACGAGCTCCTCACTGGGCTGGACAAGGGCCGCCCGGATGAAGCACTCATGGTGGTCACGGGCGATGATGACGACCTCGTTGACAAGATCGCGGCTGAGCTGCGTAACGACCCGGAGAACCTCAACGGTCGCGGCAAGCTGAAGCGTTCCGCGCTCGTGCAGTTCATCGGTGAAGTCATGGAGGCTGCGGGCCAGGGAAAGTCCTAGCCCTCCGGCAGCTCCTACGGGAGTTTCCGGAGGAAATCGAGGCCGACCTTACCTCCGAGTATGGGGTCGATCTTGGCGATGTGTACCGCGGCGGGCTGTCGTGGCGGCGCCTGTCGGTGCTCGTCACGCAGCTCCCGCCCGGCTCGCGACTCCAGCGGGCCAGGGGCGGTCCTGGCGCGTGGAGCGACGAAGTGTCGGCCATTCACCATGACGGCCACCTCACACGGACCGGCATCATGTCGGCGCTGGGTGTGAAGCAGTCGAAACTTCCGAAGCCGGTCGAGCCGCCCGCTGAGGGTTGGAAGCTCGAGCAGATCGAGAAGCAGCGTCACGCCGAGCTGAAAGCTGCGCGCTGGAAATCACGTCAGCACTAACCACAACTTCATAGGGGGCGCCCATGGCCAAGAACGGATTCAACTTCGGTAGCGCCTGGGTGCAGATCGTTCCCAGCCTTGACGGTGCGAGCCGTCAGATTCAGCGCGAGCTCATGGGCGTAGACACGTCGAAGGCTGGCGCGAAGTTGGGCGAGGGCCTGTCCTCGTCGATGGTGAAGGCGCTCGATCTCAAGGCTGTGGGCGCCAAGCTGTCCAACCTCGGCGGCAATATTGCCGGGGTTGGGCAGCAGCTCACGAACAACATTACGAAGCCGGCCGCGGTCGCGGCGGCCGCGGTCGGTGGTATCACCGCCGCGCTCGGGTTCAAGCGCCTCGTCGGCATCGACACTGCCCGCGGCCAGTTCCAGGGCCTCGGGTATGACGCCGAGAAGGTGATGGAGCAGGTCGACAAGGGTGTCTCGAACACGTCGCTGTCGATGGCGCAGGGCGCATCTGCCGCGGTCGGGATCCTCGCGACCGGGTCGGTGCCGCTCGAAGACCTCGAAGAGCAGATCAAGCGTGTCGCGAACGTGTCTGCCGCCTACAACATCGATGCCGAGCAGTCCGCGTACCTGCTGAACAACGTTCTGACGAAGAACAAGGTTGAGTGGGGCGACCTGTCGCAGATGCAGCAGAACGGCATCCCGATCGTCACTGCTCTCGCTGACCAGTATGGTGTCGCTGGCGACCAGATCATGAAGATGGCGCAGAACGGCGAAGTCTCTATCGAGGACTTGAACGCGGCCCTCGACTCGAAGGCTGGCGCCGCGGCTGAAGCCTACGCGGGCACCTGGGCTGGTATCACCGCGAACATCACGTCGAACATTGGCAAGATCGGCGCGAAGCTGATGGAGCCGTCCTTCGACATCATGAAGGAGCAGGCGGCAAACCTGCTGAACCTGCTGAAGTCGCCCGAGTTCAGCGAGTGGGCGACGAACATGGGTATCGCCGCTGGTGGGGTGCTCGAGCAGGCGATCGGCATTGTCTCTGACCTGACGACGCGGTTCCAGAACCTCTCTCCGGAGACGCAGAAGATGATTGGCATCTTCCTCGGCGTGGCGGCTGCGGCGGGGCCCGTGCTTGTCGTGATCGGCAAAATCGTTGGTGTTGCCGGCGCGGTGGTGTCTGCGCTGGCGCCCGTGGTGGCTGCGTTTGGTGCGCTGGGAGGGGGCGCGGCGGCGATCGCTGCCCTGACTGGGCCGGCGTCGACGCTGGCGAAGGTGTTTCAGTTCGCGCTTGGCCCGATTGGTATCGCGATTGGTCTCATCACGTCGCTCATTGCGGCGAGCCCGGCGCTCCGCGAAACCATTGGCGCGGTCTTGACGGAGATCGGTGGTGCGCTCGGAACCCTGTTTGAGCAGCTCGCCCCTGTGATTGAGCAGCTGTTCGCGGCGCTCGGCCCGATCTTCGGGCAGCTCGCGGGCCTGTTCGCTCAGGTCGGTACGGCGATCGCTCCGCTCGTCGCGACTCTCGGCACTGTCCTCACTCCGATCATTGGGCTGCTCGGTACTGTGCTGGAGCCGGTCGTGGGGCTGCTCGCCGCGATTCTTGAGCCGGTGAGTTTGCTCATCGGTCTCGTGCTGCAGCTCATCACGCCATTCATTGATCTTGCTGCGGCGATCCTGCAGGTCGGTCTCGAATGGTTGGCGACGCTCATCACGACGGTCGTGGTCCCTGCTGTGCAGTGGCTCGCCGACATTCTCGGTGTCGCGATCGAGTGGTTCTCGTCGCTGTTCAATTCTTCGAGCGAGACGAGCCAGGGCCTCCAGTCTGCGTGGGAGGGCGTCACCGGGTTCTTCCAGGGCGTGTGGGATGGTGTCGCCGCTGTGTTCACGTGGGTCTGGGAATCTGTCCTCCAGCCGATCGTGCAGGCCATCGCGGCCGCCGTTGACTTCTGGATCGTGCAGCCCTTCACCGCGATGTGGAACGTCATCTCGTTCGTGTGGGAGGCCGTATCGACGGCGACGCAAATCATGTGGGCGCTCGTTGGTGCGATTTTCTCCGCGATCGTCGCATGGATTTCCACTACCCTTGGCCCGATTTTCACTTGGCTCTACAACAACATCATCAAGCCCGTCTGGGACGGCATATCCGGGTTCATCGGCAGCGCATGGACCGTCATTTCTGGCATCTGGGTCCGCTGAAGGTTTGGTTGACCTCCGGGTTTATGCCGCCAGTGTAGCGGCTGGGTTCATGATGAGTTCGAACTCGATGGGGGTGAGTTTCCCGAGTCGGCGTTGACGGCGTTTGCGGTGGTACTTGCCCTCGATCCAGGACACGATGGCCAGGCGCAGTTCCTCTCGTGTGCCCCAGGATCGACGGTCGAGGACGTTCTTCTGCAGGAGCGCGAAGAACGACTCCATCGCGGCGTTATCGCCACATGCCCCGACCCTGCCCATCGAGCCACGTAGCCTGTGGCGCTTCAGCGCTTTGCGGAAGCGGCGCGACCGGAATTGGGACCCTCTATCGGAATGGACGATCACCCCAGCGGGCCGGCCTCGGTGGGCCACTGCCATCTCGAGCGCGTTGACGGCGATCCGGGCCTTCATCCGTGAATCGATCGAGTAGCCGACGATCCGGTTGGAGAACACGTCCTTGATCGCACACAGGTAGACCTTGCCCTCGCGGGTGCGGTGCTCGGTGATGTCGGTCAGCCATAGCTCGTTGGGGCCGTCGGCGCTGAACTGCCTGTTGACCAGGTCATCGTGAACCGGCGCGCCGGCCTTCTTGTAGCGAGTCTTCCGCGTGGTGAACACCGATTGGATGCCGGCGACCCGGCACAACCGCCACACTCTGCGCTCGGACAACTCGTAGCCCAACTCAGCGAGGTCGTCTGCCAGCACCCGGTAGCCGCCCTCCGGGTCGTCGTTGTGAAGCTGATGCAACACCGAGATGAGCTCTTGCTCCTCGGCCTCACGGGCTGACACCGGTTGCTTGAGCCACTTGTAGTAGCCCTGTTTGGAGAATCCCAGTATCCGGCACGCGACCGCCACCGGCACCCTCACCCGGGCACCGACCGCGGCCATCTCCTTCACGAGCGGATAGATCATTTTGGGGGCGTGATGTGAGCCTGCGACAGATACGCCGCCGCGCGCCGTAGCACCTCGTTTTCCATCTCCAACTCCCGGATCCGACGCAGTGCCTGCGACATGTCCTTGCGCGCCTCTGGATCGGTGGTCGGGGTCATCCCATGGGACTTGAACCTCGCGTCACGGAGCCATGCCTGCAGCGTGGTTTTCGCCACTCCGAGGTCCTTGACGACCTGCTTTTGAGGGATACCCGACTCGACCAACGCGACCGCGTCGCGCTTGAACTCGTCGGTGTAGGTGATCTTCGGCATGGTTGCCATCCTTTCAGCACGACGCCCTCTCAGGAATCATGCGGTCTTGGAGTCAACCAAACCTTCGGCAGTCCCTCTTCACCTCGATCAAGACGTCGCTCGAGAACACGCTCGGGCCGGTCTTCAACTGGCTCTACAACAACGTCGTCAAGCCGGTGTGGGACAACATCAAGGGCGCAATCGACGTCGTCTGGGGATGGTTCAACAACACGCTCGTCCCTGGCTTCCAGTCAGCGACGGGCTGGATCGGTGACGCATTCGAGGGCCTGAAAAAGACGATCGATGATGTCTGGAAGGGCATCAAGGAAGCGGCTGTCGCGCCGATCAACTTCGTCATCAACACCGTCTACAACGACGGCATTAAGGCCCTCTTTGATGCCATCGCTGAGGGTGTCGGTCTCGACATTCGCATGCCGAAGGGTGAGCCGATCAAGCTCTCTACGGGTGGTGTCCTTCCTGGCTATACGCCGGGCCGTGACGTGCACCAGTTCTATTCGCCGACCGCTGGTCAACTGTGGCTGTCGGGTGGTGAGGGCATCATTCGCCCGGATGCGCTGCGCGCACTCGGCGGCAAGGCATGGCTCGACCGTGTCAACGGGGCGAAGTCCCGCGCCGGCGAAACTCACTTCGCTGACGGTGGCGTATTCGACTGGGTCGGCGACGCGTGGAACAATGTGACGGGCTTCGTGGGTGACGTGGTCGATAACATCGGCGCAGTCATTTCGGACCCGCTCGGCGCGATCGATCGAATCATTATGGAACCTGTCCGTAACTGGATTGCGGGTATCGGTGGAGGCTTCCTCGGTGAGGCGATCGGCGGATGGCCGATCGACATGGTGAAGAAGCTCGGTACCTGGTTCCGGGAAAAGGTCGACAGCATGTTCTCCTCGGGGTCCGAGGGCGGCGGCTACGACGCGGTCCCAGGCCCCGATGGTGGCATCACCTATCAGGGCTTCCACGGTGGCCTGGCGATGAAGCGACTCATCCCGGTCATGCAGAAGTACGGGCTCAACGTCACCTCGACCTGGGATACTCCGGCACGGAACGCGGCGCTCGGTCGACGCAAGAACACCTACCACGCAGACTGGGCGAACCCCGCCGTCGACATGGCGGGTTCGCAGTCGAGCATGTTCGCGGCGGCAAACGAGATCCGCAACATGGGCGGATGGCGTCAGATTCTCTGGCAGGTCGCGGGCCACTACGACCACATTCACGTGGCGAAGGACGGCGGTGTCTTCGGAGACCTCCCTCGGCTCTACGACGACGGTGGCTGGCTGCAGCCGGGTCTTACGCTCGCGTATAACGCGACGGGCGCGCCGGAGCCGGTGCTCACGTCGGAGCAGTGGAAGTCGATGCGTGAAGGCGGGAACGGTGTGACGATCAACCAGACGAACTACATGCCGACGTCGGATCCGAATGTGATCGGCGATCGGCTCGCGGCGAAGGTTCCGCGGCGACTCGTGGGGGTGCGGTAAATGCTGTGGCTCGATGACATTGAGATCGGTTTCGAGCGGCCCTCTGCCGGCGGGCTCATCGTCGAAGGTGGCGGCGGCTTGGATGGCTGGTATGACCTCCCTGGGGTGAAGACGAAGCTGTCGGGGCGTGAAGGCGCGGACGGTGCGCATGCGGTGCAGGGTCGAGACCTCGTGTACTCGGCCCGCACCGTGACCGCGTCGATCGCGTACATAGGCGACACTCGCGACTTCGCGGTGCGGCAGGTGTACACGCGCATCAACGCGCTCAACCGCCGCATCGTCAGTGTCCGTGTCCGAGACGTCGATGACACCTTCGTGACCGGCTATGTCGAGACCTCGTTCGGCCCGAAGTGGCAGACGTCGGGAATCTTCGACATCACCGTCACGGCGGCAGACCCTGTCCGGTATGCGTGGGATGAGCAGACGGCGATCCTCACCGCGAGTGCTCGTGTTGGCGCGCTCGACTATGTGATCGAGTATCCGATCGATTATGGCGACGATGTGTCATCCGCGTCCCCGTCCGGGTCAGTGTCGAACACTGGCAATGTGGCGACGGGGCCGGTCATCACCGTCGAGGGTTCTTACCCGCGCGGGTTCACGCTCCTCGGGGCCGGGGGGCGCGCGATCATCTACCCGCAGCCGGTGTTCCTTGGCACGCCCGTCGTCATTGATTGCGTGCGTCGTGTGGCGATCTGCAACGGCGTGAATGTGTCCCGAAACCTCACTCGTCGGGAGTGGTTCACGCTCCCCCCTCGAAGCTCAACCACCGTCACTCTCGTCGCTGGCGAGGACGTAGCAGCAGGAACCGCCTGGGCGACCCTCTCGGCTCGCTCGGCATGGATTTAGGAGATTCTCATGGTCACAGGTATTGGCGTCCCGGCAATCACGGGTACCGACGGCGCGAAGATCGGGCGTTCCGCGCTCGACGACCGCCTCATGGTGTATGCGGACTACACCTCGCTCGGCATTATCCGTGGCTGCAAGGTGTATGCGACGGCTGCGGGCATGAAGTGGAAGATCGAGCACGGCAACGCGAACATGAGTATCGCGGTCGCGTCGCGCTCAGCCGCGGATGGGGCAAGCAAGTTCCCAATCGTCGCGCAGGTCATCGACACGACCGCGGCCCCGGCGTCGGGGGCTCGACTCGATGTGATCTATGCGCGGCAGAACCGTCCAGATCTCGGCGACGCGGACAACTCGGTTGTCGTCGGGGTCGTGCAGGGGAACGCTTCGGCGAACCCAGCCACCCCGACTCTCCCTGCTGGCGCCGTCGTGCTCGCCACCTACCGGGTGCCGTCTGGGATTTCGAACACGCTCGGCGCGACGCTCGTAGATGTTGGCCCGCAAGCCGTGCCGTACGGGGCAGCGCTCGGCGTTCTCGTGAGTAAAACGTATACGGCGAATCAGGCACGAATCCAGGACTCTGCCCAGCGTTTGTTGTCGGCACGGTTTAAATTGACCGAGCCTCGGCTGCTGTGTTTCCAGCTCACATGCTCGGCGCGCGCGCTCGTTCCTATCGGCCCCGACAAGACCGAGGTAGCGATGCGCGTTCTTGTCGATGGGGTAGAAATCCGTGAGACGCGCTTCGCGTTGGATTCCGCACCGGGAACATTCCAGTACTCCGAATATCGAGTATTCAATGCGGGCACGCACACCGTGGCCGTGAACGGCAACATGGCTAACGGTAACGGGCAGTGGATGTATGAGGCGGGCAAGTGGCCGGGGCAGATCATTTCGGTGATTGACCACGGCGTGAACGACGGCTAGGTGACGCGCGTGTGGACTCTTGAACTCTTCCGCACCGTCGACGGCCTGCGGTATGGGGAGTTGCCGGCGGCGGGCTTCTCGTGGTCGCGTGAGCTCCGCAAGGGCAGCCTCGATGCGCCACCGCAGGGCCTCGGCACAGAGCGCGCCTCCGGCCTTGAATGGTCGGTCGCGTCGCTCGAAGCGGCCGGCTGGATCGACCGGAACGAGCATGGATGGCAGGAGCGCCTCGTCGCACTCCTCATGCCGAAGAAGCACGGCGTCATAGCGCTCTACGACGGCATCCCGATCGCAGGCGGGCCGATTGCCGATTCGGTGACGTTCACGCATGACACGGTGGCGATCACCGTTGACGACTACGCGGAAGGCATCCTCTCGCGCCGCTTCGTGGTGCCGGAGACGTTCTCGCCGAAGAAGCAGGTGAAGGTCACCGGCAAGTCGATCGGCGGGCTCGCTGTCGAGGCGCTGCGGGTCGCGATGCGCAAGCCCGCAGGCGGGTTACCCCTCGAGCTGCCAGCCTCGGAGACGGGCAACCAGACAGCAGAATGGAAGGGGTACGCGGTGGCGCAGCTGGCCGCCGAGGACGTTATCACCGACTTCGCCGATCTCGGCCCCGATATCGACTTCCGGCCGAAGGTGCTCGATGACTCGCATTTCGTGTGGGAGGTCGTGCATGGCTCGGCCGACCAGCTCGAGCTCGGCCAGACGACGGTGCATGACTGGGAGCAGGGCTCACCTGATGTAGTCTCGATCACCTCGACGCTCTCGACCGCGTACATCGCGCACCGCGTCTACGCCGTGGGCGGCGGGCAGGACGTGGCTACGCCGATTCAGCGGCGCGAAGCCGAGGTTCCCGAGGGTTGGCCGCTGATCGAGCAGGTCATCTCCGACTCGACGATTTCGGCCGTTCCCGAGCAGGAGGTCTGGAAGAAGACGGCCGCGGAGGCCACCGCTGCCTACGATGCCGCGTACCAGGATGCGGTCGCCAAGTCCGACGCCGCCGATACGAAGGCGGCGCAAGCCGAGGCGGCCGTCGCTGCTGCGAATAAGGCGCTGGCGGACGCGAAAACTGCGGCGCAGAAGAAGGCCGCGAAGGCGCAGAAGGCCGCGGCCGACAAGGTGGCGAAGGCGGCTCGATCTGCGAAGACCGCGGCGACGAAGGCCGAGACGGCGGCGAAGAAGCGGCTGGCCGACAAGCTCAAGGCGGCCGAGAAGGCGGCGGAGAAGGCCGCCTCCGACCAGCAGCGTATCTGGGCGAAGGCGCAGTTGCAGCGGCTCGGCGACGCCCATCTGACCCCCTACCCGATGCTGCAGATCGAGATGACGATCCGCGCCGACGGCATCACCCCGCTCGGCACGTTCTGGCCCGGCGAGGTTGCGCACGTCACGACGCACGATCACCCGGCGCTGCCTGACGGCACCTACCCCCTGCGCATTCTCTCGATGAGCGGCGACGCTGGGGAGTCGGTGACCCTCGTATTCGACCCGATCCAGCCCGAGCGGTACTAACCTCGCGATCTAAGGGGGACGCATGAAGAAGATTTACCTCAAGCCGACGCTTCCCGGTATACTCACCGACCTCTCGCGGGGCACCACCGCGGCGATCGGCCGGGCCAGCACGTCGCTCGAGATCGAGGTCGCCGGGGCAACCCTCGAAGGTGAAGGCGACATCCCCACCGAGAACATCACGCAGCGCGTCTCGGAGCTCGACGACGTGCTCGCCGAGGCGAACGAGCAGCTCGAGCAGGCGATGAACGATCTCGCGGCAGCCGAGGAGGAGCTCGAAGCAACGCAACTGCTCTACGACGCGATCTTCGCCGAGCACGATAACGCGCTCATCGACGCCGAAGAAGCGATCGGCGTAGCGGCCGGGCAGATCGAGACGATGGGCGGCGAGATCGACGCCGCGGCGCAGGAGGCCGCCGCCGCTAAGCAGGCGGCGCTCGAGGCGATGACGGAGGCCGCCACCGCGTCGGGTCTCTACACGGTAGCGACCGCGAGCCCGACTGTGGCGGATGCTGAGGGGAAACCTGTCGGCGCTGTCTGGGAGGTGCGTTCGGGTGAGGCGACGGCTCGCCGGTACGTGCTGACGGATGCCGCCACGTGGACTCAGGTGAAGTTGGGGACTGAGGCGATCGGTGATGCGGTGATTGGCACTGCGCAGGTCGGCGAGCTTGATGTTGCGAAGCTGTCGGTCACTGGTGCCTCGAAGTTCTCGACCGCGGTCATGCAGGCACTCATTGCCGACAAGGGTTTCTTCGAGCAACTGTACTCGAACAACGTTGTCGTGGCGGGCGAGAACCTGCTCCCTGACCCGCTGATGAAGAACCCGCGAGCGTGGCAGAACGACTCGCGCGTCTCCACGACGGGCGGGCGTACCGGAGGCGGGTCAATTCTGATACCCGCTTCGACCTCAACGTCGGGCGTCTACAACGTCTTTTATGCTGCGGACATGCCGTACGCGGTGAAGGTCACGCCGGGGCAACGCTACAACATCTCGGCCTGGTTCACCTCGGCAGTCGCTGGCGTCGGCACAACGATCAAGGTCACGCTCTACGAGCGATTCTTCGACGCGAACGGCACGAGTGTTACAAGTACTCGTGCGGTGGCGAACGCGGCCACGTTCGCCGCGAACACTTGGACGTCCCTCAGTGGCGTGAGCCGCGAAGCACCGGACAACGCGGTCTACATGGGCGTGGGGTTTTTCGTGCAGGCGATACACAACTCCGAAGTTCGGTTCAGCGACCCCGCCGTGCGCTCGATGACGGACGGCAACCTGCTCGTTGATGGTTCCGTGAAGGCCCGCCATATTGTCGCTGACGAGGTTGCTGCTGCGGTTGGTGTGTTCATCGACGCGATGATGACGAACCTCTCCGTCACGGGCGTCGCCGCGATCAAGCAGGTCACGACGGATGCACTGTGGGCGAAGCTCGCGGTCGTTGATCGGCTGCAGGTGCTCACGTCGATCATCACGCAGGACATGATTGCGACCGGCGCGGTCACGGCCGATAAGATCACGGCCTCGCAAGCACTCATCGACAAGCTGATTACCCCTGACCTTATGGCGGGCAAGGTACTCACGTCGATGTTCCAGCTTGGCGATAACTGGCGGTGGACGGCGGAGGCGCTGATCGCCTACGCGCCGGTCGTGGGGAATCAGTCGGTGACGGATTGGGCGAACCGGCAGGAGCTCGTGCGCATCGACCCTTCGGGCGGCATCTCGATCACCGCGGCGACCGCGGCGGGCGACCCGACGGGCGGCATCGACCAGGACGGCAACGTCTGGGGAACGCTCGGATCGTTCAGCGAGCTCGAAGTTGGCGGAGTTCCAGTAACTAACCTCGACGGGCCGCGTGGTGTGCAGTCCGTGACGATGCTCAACAGTGACACGACGATCGCCACGAACACTGAGACACGCATCCTATGGACAACGATTGACGTTGAACCGGGCCGCATGTACGAAATCGAAACGCAGGTGTTCGCGCGCGACCCCGGCAACATCACTCTCAGGTGGCGACGCAACACCGGAGCACCCCCCACAACCTCGAACTCAATCCGATCCGAAATGGTCAACGCGAGCACGATGCACCGCCTCATCACGTTTAAACACCTCATAGTCCAGCCGTTCACAGGCGGCGATGACACTGCTGTGGAGACACGATATGTTGGATTGTTCCTCGCCGGGTCTGCGAACCAGAACACGGTTGTGTACGGTCCCTACGCGGACACGGGCGAGCCCCGAACCATGATGATCGTCCGCGATATTGGCCCGACCTTGGAGATTGACACGCAGACGGTGGCGTCTACCTCGAACCCGAATCCTCCCACCTCGAACCCGAAACGCACGTACACGAAGACGTACAAGGCGACGGGCGTGAAGCGGTATACGGCTGGGAATGCCACCGCCTCGGATAGCCGGAACATTACCGCGGGCTCCTACTACGGCTCATCCATGTCCGAGAAGTTGCTCTACCAGATGCCCGCCGCTTTCTACTCCGATTTGCAGGGCGCGACGATCAAGTCGGCGAAAATCACGGTTCGTTGCACGAAAACGTATTCCACAAGCAGCGCGGCGCAGATCAGTGTCGGCTACACGACGGCATCAGGCCTGCCGTCAACGTGGCCGGGGCATACGGCGGTTTCCGCGATGGACATTAAGGGCGGTCAGTCGTTGACGAACAGTGTTCCGTCGAGCTATTTCAGCGGCCTCCGCTCGGCGCGAGGAATCACGGTCACGCCGCGTAATCCCGGCAGCTTGTCGTCCTACGCCTATTTCGATGCCACCACGACCCGCATCACTGTCACCTACGAGAAGTGAGGATTCTCATGGAGATTGATATTTCTTCGCTGTCGCTCCCCGAGTTGCGGGAGTTGCAGAGCCGCGTTATCCAGGCGATTGACCAAAAAAAGCAGTCGGAACGGGTGGCGGCGCAGATTCGTGACTTGTCGATGCAGCTCCTCGATGCCACCGGCCGAGAGATGCAGGCCGCCTGGGTGCAGCCGACGGGCGCGCACGACTCCTACCCGGAAGGGTGGCAAGTCACGCACAACGGCAAGCTCTGGGCCTCACTCATTCCTGGGAACGTCTTCGAGCCTGGCGTCTCGGGATGGCGTGAGGTGACCCTCGACGGCAGCCCATCAGCGTGGGTGCAGCCCACCGGAGCGCATGACGCCTACCCTCTCGGGTCGGAGGTGCTGCACGGTGGTAAGCGATGGGTCTCCCTCGTGGACGGGAACGTATGGAAGCCCGGTGCTCCCGGTTCGGAGACCTTGTGGGAGGAGGTCGTGGAGGAGGTCGTGGAGCCAGAGGAGCCCACCGACCCCGAAGAGCCCACCGACCCGGAGCAGCCCGAGGAGCCGACTGAGCCGGAAACTCCATCGGTGCCGGAATGGAACGGAAGCTCAGTGACGTACCCCCCGGTGACCTCGTGACATTCAACGGCGCGACGTACCGCTGCATCACCGGACACACAAGCCAGGCCGGGTGGACACCCGCGGCCGTCCCCGCACTGTGGGCGGTCGTGTAGCCCGCCGTTCATCTCACGCCGTCCCTAGTGGGCGGCTTTTTCCATGCCTAGGGAGGCAGACATGACTCATTCCAAGCTCACGAACCAGATCAGTCTCAGCAGTCAGTCGAGTTCGCGCGACGGTGCGAAGATCGATCGGTTCCTCGTCCACCACGCGGCGGGCACCTCTCAGGAGGACGTTGTCAACATGATGGTGCGGGGGACGCGCACGGTGTCCGCAAACTATGTCGTCGGCGACACGATAACTCTCGTCGTTGACGAGGATCGACGTGCGTGGACGTCGGGCTCGAAGTACGACGGCGGAAAGGGCGCGGCGTTCGACAAGCGCTCGATCACGGTTGAAACAATCAACAACTCGACCAAGAACTGGACGGTCAGCGACGAGACGTTCGACAACCTCGCGTGGCTTATTGCCGACGTAGCGACTCGCTACGAGTTCCCGATTAACGACGACACCGTGCTCACTCACCAGGAGCTCTGGACACGTTTCAGGGCTTCGTACCCGACCGCGTGCCCTGGCGACCTCCAGCGCCGCAAGGCCGAGCTGCTCACGCTCGCCCGCAAGTACCAGACTGGCAAGGCGACGGGCGCCACGACTGCTCCGAGCACATCGAAGCCGGCATCGACCGCCGCATCGTCTACAACGGCGACGGCCGCGCAGTGGAAGACGATCCAGGCGTGGTTGAAGCGGCTCGGACGTTACAGCGGCCCTGCTGATGGTGTTCCCGGCGTGAATACGTGGAAGGGCATCCAGCGCACCGTGCGCGACCGCGCAGGCTACACAGGCCCGATCGACGGCAAGCCTGGCGTGAACACGTACAAGGCCATGCAGCGTTACGCGCAGGGCGGCGGCTACACCGGCCCCGTCGACGGTGTACTCGGCGCGAACTCCTGGGCCGGCTTCGTGAAGCGACTCAGCAGCTAAGGGGATGAGGATGCGCAGGTTTGCTACGACGCGGCGCCAGTTGCTCGGCATTATCGGTGTCGCGCAGCTGTTCCTCGGCGCGTCCTATCTGTTCCCGTCCCCGATGCCTGTGGGTTCACGTGACCGTGCGTTCGAGTGGATCGTATGGCTGGAACCTCATCACCTCGGCGCGCTCACGGTAATCTCGGGCGCGTTTGCGTGTATCGCGGTCGCTGCCGGGGTGGCACATCTGCGGGGTGCGGATCGGCTCGAACGGCTCGCGTACGGCGCGGTCATGGCGCCATATTCGGCGCTCGCGCTCGTGTTCCTCCTGTCGTGGGTGATCGGCGGGAACCCGACCGGGTGGATCTCCACGATTTCGTACAGCGCGTACACGGCACTCGCGTACGCCGCCGCGGGGGTTGCTGACCCGCCCGATCCGCCGGCGAGGACAGACCCGACCATGCTGCCGGGAGGGGGCGATGCGGATGCCTGAGCAGATCATTACTGCGGCGATCACCGCGATCGTCACTCTCATCTCGGCATGGCTGGTCTACAAGGCCGCGAAACGCACCGGCCGCGCGCAGGAGATCACCGCGGAGGCCGCGCAGGTCAACGCAACCGTCGAGCATGCCGCGTCCGCGTCGGGGGAGTGGCAGAAGCTGTACCAGGAGATGCGCACACGCCTCGACCGGCTCGAGGAACGTCTCGACCTGGCCGAGAAGCGCGCCGACACGGCCGAGCGGCAGGCCGACCAGCTAACGAAGGAACTCGACGCCGTATTCATCTGGATCGAATCCGGCATGACCCCACCACCACCGGCACGACCCCACTATCTGAAAGGCACCGCATGATTGACTTCACCCTCCCCCCGTCCCTGCTCGTCTCGCTGATAATCGCGGTGGCGATTCCGGCCCTTGTCGGCCTCGTCACGTCGCGTGTCACGTCGCCGGCGGTGAAGGGCGGCCTGCTCGTCGGCCTCTCGCTCGCGACCGGAGTCCTCACCGAGCTTGGCGCGGCCCTCACCACCGGCGAGCCGTACGACCTCGGCGTCGGCATCCTCAACGCACTGTTGACGCTCGGAGTCGGGCAGGCCGCATACTCGGCAGTGTGGAAGCCCACCGGCGCGGCAGACGCGCTACAGGCACTCGGCACGAGCGGCAAACACGCCGCAGAATAACCTTCATTCGACGCAGATTAAGCGCCGGCCTTCATTCCCTACGGGGCGTGGAGGCCGGCGCTTTCTTGCGTTTCCGGGTAACTCTCAATCGAGAGTTACGAGGGCACGGATTCGTTCCAGTCCTGACCGATGACCGCGACCGGATCGTCGTCCCAGACCACGATCACATCGAGGTCGCCGAGCATGAGCAGCGCCGAGCACGTCGAGAGCTTCCTCTAGATCCATGCGGGCGAGTCTACGCGCGCTGCTGCTCGATCTCCCAGATCGGCAGCTTCGCCTCGCGCTCGGTGTCGGTCGTAGTTTCGTCCCGCAGCTGCGCATACTGCGCCGCCATGTCGCGGGCGCGCTCGGTATCGCCCTGCAGGAGGTACTCGAACGCGAGAAGGCTGTACGTGTCGAAAGCTTTCGTGATGTCCATGATCATGTTTCCCTTGGTTAGTAGTTGAGTGGCTACGATGGTCGGGTCAGCCCTCGTAGCTCAGTGGATAGAGCAGCGGCCTTCTAATCCGTTTGTCGCGCGTTCGAATCGCGCCGGGGGCGCTCAAGCCGCGCGCCGATCCACACGGTCGGGGACGTGCAGCGTCGGCAGTGCGGTGACCGCTGCGAGTGTCTGCGCCTCAGACGGCAGCGCATACCGTTTCAACGTGTCCGCGCTCGAGTGCCGCATACACGCCTGCACGATCGCGGAGTCAACACCACCGCGCAGCATCTCGGTCGCGAACCATGCCCGTAACTGGTGCGGGCGGTGCCGTGTCAGGCCAGCGCGCCGCATCGCGAGGCTGAGGACATGCGACACGGAAGCGCCCGTCACATGCCCGCCTGGGGCGCGTGTGGAGGGGAACCAATACCCGGCAGGCATGTCGCGCGAGATCTCCCCGATGACCGGATGCAGCGGCAACCATGCTTCCTTACCTCCCTTCCCGTCTGGCACGTGGATCGTCTTCCGCTCGAGGTCGATGTGTTCGCCTCTGATCGCGGCGAGCTCACTCGCCCGCATCCCAGCGAGCGCATACAGCAGGATCTTCACGCGCGCGGGCCTGTACACGCAGCCGAGGAGCCGCTGAATACCATCTGTGGTTACCGGGTCTGGGGTTGGTGCGACGACGTGCACTTTCGGGAGACGCGCGGCCGGGTTGTCGGGTCGGTAGCCTTCGTCTTGCAGCCACGTGTAGAAGCGGTACAGCAGTGACCGGTAGTTCTGGCGGGTGGTGCCTGAGAGCCCTTCGCGGGCGAGCCAGAGGATCAGGTCGCGCCGTCCTGCCTGCTCGATGGGTTTGCCGACATGCCGTTCGAGCGAGGCGAGGATGATGGCGCGTTCTTTTATGGTGCGTGGGCGGAGGTTCGCGGCTGCCTGGTGGTGTGACCACTCGACGATGAATGTGTTCATGCGTTTGAGTGTTGGGCCGATTGCTTGCAATCACCTACAGGTGTCGGAGAGAATCTGGAAGCAAACGCTGCGAGCGACGTTACGCGCGCCGAACTTGCCGACTTGTAATCTCTTGGTCGCAGGTTCGATTCCTGCCGGGGGCGCAACCTGGAGACGGAGTCCCGCCACGTTAGAACGGTGCCGGGTCGTTGATCGCGTCATACTCCTGGTCGTCGACGGGTTTGAAGATCGGCCCGACTCGTGCGGGTTCGACCGTCACCCGTTCGCCGCGCGGGGTGCGCCACCGGACCCAGCCGTTCCCGAGTTGTTCGCACTCCCACGGACGTTGATGTTTCAGGGTGTGGTGTTTTGGGCAGAGGTGTCCGAGGTT